CACGGATAAACTTCAACAACAACCGCCCCTGCATCTTCCGATACCGCCTCAAGCTATCGAAGAACATCGAAAGAATGGCATACCCGGCTTCCTTGCGCTGCGCCTCCAATATCCCAGGCTGGTTCTTGTCAGCCATCCCCAGCAATTCCTGATTGATCCCCGTAACATCGCGAATTGAGGAAATAGCCATGGACATCATGCGGTCCAGACCTTGCGGATACGGATAGGGATTCTTGTTCTGCAACTTGCCAGATGACAATGCCCCGTTTTTAACCGTCGTCACACCGTCCGCGCTGGCCCACGAATCCTCAAATTCCGAGATATTATCTATCGCGCCTTCCTCAACAATCACACCGCCTTTGGCATTCTTGTTCAGGATATTCAGAATCTGCGTCATCCATTTATTGGCCCAGCGCTGAGGGTCAATCATCGCCTTGACAATGCCATACCATGTCCCGCGATTTCGGTCCCGCTTACCCGTGATGCACTTATATGTAAAATCTTCCTTGTCAATCGCCTCATATTCCAGAACATGACCACCGGAAACAAACGCCCGATAGTATTTCTTCGCGCGGCGCTTAACAGCTTCCAGCTCAACACCCATCTGCGCAATAAACGCCTTGTTCAGCTTTTTGTATTTTTCAGGCGACAGCGTTATGGCCTCGCCCGTCGACGGGTCCGCCACATGATAAACATCCTCCAATTCCCACCACTGATATTCGCTCACGACATAGCTTTTGTCGCTTTCCCCATCCCGCTCGACCTCGGCATATGTTCCGCGCTCGTGGCGATAGGCAATCTCCAACTCTTGATCATCAAAATTTGCCGCTATCGACTCCGCCCATTCCGGATAGGATTCCTTAAACTCCTCCTTGGTGTATTTCTTCTTGCGCCTGATATATTTTGCATCCGTGAGATTCCGCTTTCGCGCCGACGGGTCCGCCGACATCTCCAACGGGTCAATACGGTCAATCAGTATTTTCCCCTCGGGGTCATCCTCATAAGACATGCTGGTTTCAATCCAGCCCATCCCGCAGACAATCACATCGAAAAACGCGTCCGTCTCCTCATCGCTCGCGTCGCATTCATCCCGCACCCATTTTGCAGCCGCCGTCAGCATCTCGTTAACGCCAACATCCCCCATCTCACGCGGTAAAAATTTCACCTCTTGCCGGTTCTGAATCTCAGCACCCGAAACAGCATCAACCATCGGCGCGACACGATTAAAAGTTATCGGCGCAATACCAAGTTCCTCAATCGCGCCCTTGGCATCCGCGTCCCACTGGTCGCCCGAAACCATCCCATAGCCAATCTTGGCCTCCTCATACCATTGGCCATAGTGCCGGTCGAGCGTCTTGTCCCAGCCCCTCAATTTTTTCAGCACAGCGCTGTTATCGTTCATGCCGCCCATGGGTTTCTTTCTCGTTTAATCCGTTTGCGTTTTTTCGCAGGTATCTCATAGTCAATCGCGGCCATCCCGAACGCATCCGCCGAATGGCTCGACCAATCGTGCAGCGGCCCTAGGCCCAGTTCCCGTTTATCGTCTATTTTTTCGTGATAATGCGCCAGCGCCTCGAGCCCATGCTCGCATCCCAGCCCATCAAACCACATCTGACCAAACAGCGTCCGAGCCGCCTCAATCCGCATCATCGCAGCACCCCGCCCCTGATTAGCAACAACCCGCACATCGAAAACAAAATCGGCATCGCTAGCAGCCGCCCAGTGGTCCTTATACTGGCGGCCTGTCACACCCTGACCCTCGCTCACCCCATCATGAGGCAGTATCACATCAACACGGTCAAACCCATGCGCCTCAGCCCAGTCCCGCAACCACCGGACATGATATTTGAGCGTTTGCCCCTGAGCCTCGTAACTCGCGTAAAACCGTAACTCTCGGTCAACAAACTGACAAACCCATATGGCGTAGCTGTCTGCATTCCGCCCCGACCCGCCAATATCGTGATAGGACCGTAGAGGCAACAACGGGTCCGGCGCCAATTTACATATCCGGCCGGCCGCTTTCGCCTCCGCCAACTGACTGGCGTAATACGCACCCTCGGTGACGGTCTCATAGTCGCCCTCCCAGACATGCGCATAGCTGTCCGGCCGGTGTTTTTTATCAGCCAGGCGTTCAGCCTCCAGAACAGCCGGAAAATACGGATTGTCTAGCCAATTCATCTCGACGATTTTCGCACCATCCGGCGGGTTGAGCCTAAACCGTTTGTTGGTCGCGCTGTTTTTCCATCGGGGATTCCATGTCACCCATATCTCGGACTCCGCCTCCCGAACCGTCGGTATCAGCACACGCCATGCCGATTCAGGAACCGGCTCGGCCTCATCAATCCAGCACAGCAGGATATTCGCCAGCGATTTAATACTATCGAGATTCCGCCGCAGCCCCAAAAATGTAAACGACACCCTCCCGTCCAGAGTCCTGATATAGCGCTCACCAACATCAAAACAGCTCGATAACCATTTATCCGATTTGATCGCCGCCTTGACCTCGGCCATCGAGCTGTCGTCCAGCGAGTTTTGGAACTCACGCCCGCAAACGATTACGCCCGTCCGACCCTCAGCCGCAGCCCTCGCCGCAAACACAGCCGCCATTTTGGCAAATGTCCGCGTTTTCGCACTGCCACGGCCACCATACGCCCCGCGATAGCGCGCCTCGCCAGAAAACACCCCGACCAGTTTCGGCGGTAGCTCCAATTTCAGGGTTTTGGCCATTTTAACAATTTCAATGGGTTAGTGCGATTTATTAGCAGAATCGTGTTCTCCGCCCCTACAGGAAATCGCACTTTACCCCTTCTTTTTAGCATCATCTGCTATGCCGGCGGCAACCAGCTCAATGCGCTGCACCTGAATAGGCCCGTCATCAGGCCCTGTGTGCTGCACACGATCCCCGTAGTTTTTTGATTTTAGCTTGCTCGCTATCCATTTGCGGGTGTCGACCATGAGCCGCGCCTGTTGTGGGTCAATGTCGGAATTGTCAGCAATATCAAGGATTTCATCGGCGTGTGTGTCTGCTCTATTGGCCTGAGCGCGCGCGTAATTTTCCGCAAACTCTGTGTGTTTTCTGAGCCACTGGTAAACCGTTGATAATTTTGGGCTATTTTCCTGCTCGCAGAATTTTTTGAGAGAGCGACCTTCTGACATCCATTCGCAAATATCGTCGCCCTTTTCTGGTGTGTATAGCGTTGGCCTACCGCCTGGGTGTTTGGCGGGTTTGTCTGTCATGGTTTTGATCCTGTTGGTTTTGCGCTGCACAATGTTTGGTGGCGGGACTGGCTAGAGGAGAGGAGCTGGCCGAATCCGCGCCACCATTGGGATTGTGAGCATGGGCCATCGTGGCCCTGTTCAGGCTGGCCGTGGGAATTTCCAGCCTATCACCTCTATAGGCTGATTTTTTGAGTATTGGAACATTTTTTTTGCGTTTGTTTTCAACGGGTTGCGGTTTTTATGCAAAAAACACCAAAAAACCTGTTGACAAATATGAACGCTGGTCATATATTAGAGGCGTGGATAGCGGGATTGGCCCGCTGGAAATGGAGGATAAAATGGAATGCGAAATAATCAAATTGGCCACGGTTTGCGATAATAAAAAATACACATATGAGGGAAAAATAATCCGCGGCAACGATGAGCAGAAAATACGGATAGAAAACTGCCCATCAGCGAGTGATGCTCTCATTGCAATAGAGCAGCTATATTATCCCTCACGGAAATTCATTACCAGGATTGATCTCATCGGTAATGAGATTATAGGGGTTGATAACCCATTTAACCAGCGCTGAAGCGCTCGATTAAATATGGGAGTGGGCCTCAACCATCAACTAACAGGAGGATGAAATGATGAAAATCACATTTGAAATACGCGAAACATGTCGCCGCCAAAATTATACTCCAGAAATATATGACACCGGACCGGAATGGGATGAGAACATCACCATCACCGTTGATGATGATGATGATGCTGATGCGATTCATGACAAAATCCGAGAGATCGTGTTGAGTAAACTCGATTATTCTGACACAGGATACGATACGGGGGCAGAGTGGTGTGTCATCAATATCGAATCTGATAACAACAACGAACCCGACGATTATGACGATTATACCGGCTCGGTGGAATGGTCGGATCGGGATGACGTACAAACAGAGTATTGGGCGATTAAACTCGCCGAGCAAATCGAAAAAATTTACGCAATATGCGACATGGCCGGTGTCGAAACCGATCTATGGCGCATTGATGCCAGCCTAATAAAGGATCGTGGCCTAAAATCGGATTGCGATGACGCTGAATTCTATTTGCGTGAGGCTCTGGAAAAATTAAACAGGGTGTTGCTCGCAGCTGATGAAATCGAATCCGCAACCAATTTTATCGACGATTAGTCAAACAGAGGAGTCAAAAAATGCTGAAAATCACAGAAACCAGTCATCATGGCCATATCACCCGCTGGGAAGCGTTTGATAAGGATGATTTTGTTGAAAAAATGGCCGCCACGGCTGACCAGAAACGGTCAAGCGTAAATTACACCGAATGGGCACTCGGTGAACTCGAATCCTGCTATGGCGAAGACCATGGGGATTGGCCACAAGAGGCGCTGGAGCTGGTTGAGGCTGGGGTGAAAAAAATCATTCAGGCCGG